TGGGGATTTCTACCAGGTTCTCTAAATATCATACCAATTTCCATAGGATACCACTTATAAATAAACATTTCACGACCTAATCCGTCAGGGTCACGAACAGGAGTCCAATTTTTTTCACATATGGTGTTAGTAGGTGGGTCAATAATTTGCGAATTCGAATAGTTACTGGTATCGTAGTTATAATCACCGATTATCATACGATTTCCGTTCGTGTTATGGTATCCCACCGTAGTCGCTATGTATTTTACACATCCTAAATTTTCATAGAGTCGTATATCTTCCAAACCCTGTGAATATAAATCATACTTTGGTAACTTGATTGTCTCATCCATTTCATAATGTTCAACTGGTAATAGAGAACCTGACGAATCGCTTTCTAATCTGGTGTAAATATTCTTCGTTTTAATTACACTTGTGCCATCAGGGTAGGCATAGTTTCCATTGTCACATATCCAATAACTTACATATCGTGTATTAAGTAAATGTTTACCCCCATAGAACAGATATGATGCCGAACCAGGGTAATAATCACCAATATAAGGATAATCTATAGTCATGCTTGTTGAACCTAGTTTATTTAAAAAACTGCAATATTTTGAGGGAGATATCGCTGTAACAATGGAATCATCATGGTCTGCTTGGTAAAATGTTGGTTTCCAACCACAAACCGATTCCAACCACGCCCACAAATTTACCTCCCATACCAATTTACGGTATGTTTTCATAAATACGGGGAATTCTCTCATACACAATGAGTGGAAATCTTGTATGGAATCTTTATCACCTATTAAAAAACCTCCACAAAACCTCCAGCATATACTATCTGTTATATCAGTATTGACACGTAAATTCCAACATCCGGGAATATGAAAACAAGTATTATTCCACGAATGAGAACCCAAGTCACGGATGAAATTTAGTGTCACAGTTTTATCATTAAATATGTGAGTCAAATTGAAATCTACCCATGCAAAATGTCGTGTGTTCCACGGATTCGTTACGATTGCCCGGTTGAGAAACTCAGTCTTTGAGTTCATTAGAATCATATATTCGTCGGTGTCCTTTCTCGGGTCACGAGAAGAAGGCAACGTATATTCGTGTTTATTTAATTCCTTATATATTAATAAATCGCCCATTTCCATTATTTCCATTATTTTTAGGTTCTCGTAAGTCTCTTCCAAATCCTGTACTAACGGATACACAACAGGACACACATACAAGCATATATTAATACCAGTTTCTAATAATTCTTTAAACCGTTCAACACGCCAGGTAATGTTCCGATTTATGTCATAATTTATATCGTATATATGAAATAAACAGGTTACAAACGTTACCGACATTAATTACATAACTTGTGTTTATAATTTTAAGTGGTAAAAATTGATTTATAATTGTATTTTTTCTATAATTGCAAAACTTTCCTCTTTTATTTAAAAAGTCAAAAAAACAACATGTCATCATTCACTGGTCCTACTAAAATTATTGTTTTCGACACCGAAACAAATGGTCTCCTTCCCAAGAAAAACGCTCAAACACGTTTGCCCGAGATTGGTGAATATCCGTATATCCTACAGTTGAGTTTCGTGGTGTATAACATGTATACGCAGAGTGTAGAGCAGATTTATAATGAGTATATTAAGATTGAAGCAGATGTTAATATATCTGCCAAAATTACTGAAATTACCGGGATTACACGTGAAATGTGTGATAGTAAGGGCATCCCAATTCAGCAAGCCCTTCATGATTTCTACAACGCATATGTCAAGTGTGATAGGGTAGTTGCTCACAATCTCTCATTCGACCAGACTATGATTGAAACTGAGATCGCTAGGAACAAATATGAGTTATTTGAAAACATTCCCGATATAATTCATTTGTTCGATGATGTATTCAATATTGTAAATAAAACCGACCTATATTGCACTATGAACTCTACCAAGAAGATGTGCAATTTGATTATTAGTGGGAAATACGGGCCGTTTCTCAAATCACCCAAGTTGATTGAACTTCACGAGAAGCTATTCGGGTATGCACCTGTGAATCTACACGATGCTAAAGTGGATACCATTGTTTGTCTCAAGTGTTACTTAATGCACGAACACAACATCAGTGTGCCCGATTTTGTGAGTGATAGCCTGAAAACAGGTGCTGAATGTCATTGGCAGTGGTAAGTAGTCGTGTATTGTTATTATTTATGTATATTATTTTTTTGTATCCTGTTCAACAATTCCTTGTATCCTGTTCAACAATTCCTTTGTCTCCTCTTTGTGTTCCTTCCTTTCTTCTTTGTGTTCTTGTTGTTGCGATGCCAATAAATTCATAAGTTCTTTATTCTGGGTGATTAACGCAAGAATGAGAGATTCCTTATCCTGATTATGTTGAAAGGGTGGGTCGTTGGAATGTGTTGTGTTTACACTCACATGGTTATTGAATGCACATAATTTCTTGTGGTTAAACAACGACGGGTGATGTTTATACATTTTTCCACACTCACACGAGAACATTTGCTTTGTCTCGTTAGTATTTACTACGAGTTTATTCGCATTTGATAACCGTTGGTGTTTTGTGGTTGTGATATGTCGGTTATAATCGCTTTTATAACAGCATTTGTAGTTACATTTAATACACACATATTTGTCATTATTTTTTAAAATATGCTTCTTATCTTTTTGAATTTTATCCACAGGTTTTGGTGACGGTTCTATGCTATTCAATGTTGCTTTATATGTTTCATAATATTGTTGCTCTAATTTCTTTGCAGATGCAAGTCCATTGCAATCATTAAACGCAATTATCTTCATATTCCAATTATCCCAACCTTTATTGTCACGTATAACCTTATACACTTTGCACGAGTAAGCAACATTGTTTTTATTGTTACAACTATTTTTATGAGAACCTTTGCGTGCAATGAAATCGGTAGTATGTCCTATGTACAATTCAGTCACCAATGGGTCTTTACATTGGATTTTATAAATAATTGTGTTTGAATAATCTGATTTTTTAACATTTGTCATCTTATGTAATATAACAACATTAAACTTTAAATACTTATGTATTTTATCCAGATTCACTTGTTTCCTTATACACTCAAATATTATATTTTGAAATTAAATCAAAGTATAATATTTTCAAGGTTCTTTTTCAACAACTGAACCACACGAAATTGTATCAATTACTTTTCCAAATGTTGCTTCTCTTGGAAATACTGGGAGCAAACTTCGTTGGATATCTTCACACTTATTAGAAAACGGAGAATCTATATCAGAGTATGCTATAGGATTGTCTTCCTTCAAGTCGCATAGCGTTTGATTCGCCCTTCCTGTAACTACCTTAATTCCATATAATAGTTGTTCACGAGAACCTTCCTTATCCCATGCGTTATTTTCCTTGATATATAAGGTGTTTCGTTTCTTGTCGGTGCAATGCAGAGGTCGTTTATTTACACCCAACTCTTTCATGTTATCTAGAAATAACTTGGAAATGCCTCCTACATAACCAAGCACAGCTTGGTTCTCTAAGTCTTCGACTGAAACCTGAATACCTTCAATGAAATCGGAAAAGTTAATTGCGTCCTTACAGTCCTCGTTAAGAAAGACTTGAAGATTAAACTTATTGTTATTGGTTGTAGTGTTATTATTATTATTACTGCCAATTTTTGGAACAATTTCTTGTATCGTGTTCAATAATTCCTTTGTCTCTTCTTTATGTTCTTGTTGTTGCGATGCCAATAAATTCATAAGTTCTTTATTCTGGGTAATTAACGCAAGAATGATAGATTCTTTATCATTCGTTTGTCCCACGTCAATAGATATATCACGCTTTTCTTCTACATAAATCACATCATTTGTGTCTACTACGCAATGTGATTTATGTCTCGATAGACCTGACGCATATTTATACTCTTTTCCACAGTTGCACGTATGGGGCATTTTCCGTTTGATAACCGTATTACCATTCATTATCATATTATGTTTAGAGGTCATCTGGTGTTTTAAAAAATTGCTATTTTTACTGCATTTAAAGTTACATTTAATACACACATATTTGTCGGCATTTTTGTCGGCATTTTTACGGCACTTTTCCATTATCTTGTTATCCTATTTAAAGGCAACAAAATAAATGCCTAAACTATACGCAATAAAAATAAAAAACCCTTACAGAGTCAAACTTTCCAAATAAAAACAAGAATAAGAGCATAATGCTTTGAAGTGACTTTTCAGAAAAAACCGGTTTATAGATGGAATAATTTTTGAGAATTTGGACATAAAATAAATGTCCATTTTGAGATTTTACAAGAATGAATCTCAAATCACTTTTTTCCTTATGCACACAAATATTATATTTTGAAAAAGATTCAAAGCATAGTATTTTAATGTCGTGTGGGTCATTATTTACAGATTTTTTCGTTAACATTAATTTAGGTTCTCTACATTATTCTTACTTGAAAATATTAGGTTTCACATCAGTGTCGTCCAATAAATCCATACCATGTTCCTCTAAGTAATACTTGAACATCGCCCCCTTGGGGTGCCACGTCACCATAATCAATTCCTCCCCAAACACTTTCATTTGTGCAATGGTCTGGTCACGACGACCTACGTAATATTGCATTGTAGCATTGTAACCAAATTTATTATTTGATAACCCTCTCCAATCCCACTCCTTATACGGGTTTGCCGTGACACCCGCCACGGTGATACCTGGGTTTTCTGATAAATTGTACCAATCCCACGGTTTTTCAGGATTGGTCAGTATATCCGCCATGGTGATGCCTGGGTTGTGTGATAAGCATTCACAATGCCACGGTTCATCGGGATTGGCAAGCACATCCGCCATGGTGATACCGGGGTTCAGTGATAAATAGAACCAATTCCACGGTTTATCGGGATTGGCAAGCACATCCGCAATGGTGATACCTGGGTTTCTTGATAAATATTTCCAATCCCACGGCTTGTCGGGATTGGCAAGCACATCCGCCATGGTGATACCGGGGTTCAGTGATAACCTGCACCAACTCCACGGTTTATCGGCATTCGCCACCACAAAATCCATTGTAATGTTTGGGTTACTTGATAAATATTTCCAATCCCAATGCTTATCTGGATCGGGCACGATATCCGCCTTGTTGATGTTGGGAATGGTTGCACGGTTAGGGTTTGTTGCTAAATATTCACATTCCCATGGCATCTCTGGATTGGCAGTGACAAACTCCATTGTAATGTTTGGGTTCTCAGATAACCTTTCCCAATCCCACGGCATCACTGGATTGGCCTTGACAAAATTCAGTGTAATGTTTGGGTTGCATGATAACCCTCCCCAATCCCACGGCATCTCTGGATTGGCCTTGACAATATCCATGGTGATGTTGGGGTTTCTTGATAAATGCATCCAATTCCACGGCATCTCTGGATTGGTCACGACATCCACCAGGGTGATGTTAGGGTTACATGATACCCCTCCCCAATTCCATGGTTTCTCGGGATTCGCCAAAATATCTTTCAATGTGATGTTGGGGTTAGATGATAACCCGAACCAACACCAACCATTAAAGGGTAATTTATTGATTAGATCGATTAGTTGAGACGACATATTGTGTATTACAGATTGATTAAAAATATACTCACAATTCAATTTTGTCTAAAAAAAGATAAAATATTATATTTTGAAAAAGATTCAAAGCATAGTATTTTAATTTAAAAAATCGTGCAACAATTATTATGTTCGACCGGTCGACGTGCCATAATACCATCAAGAAGTCCCTCATCTTCTTCACTATCGGGTGATAAAACGTGTTCTGGCAACGAGTCAATGAGCATACCAAAGACACATTTAACATCATTATCATTATAAACATTAGTTTCTGCGAACAAAATGTCGTGTGTATCAGCCCATTCTTTACCAGCCGAAAAAGGTATGGTACGTCTTTCAGGGTAGGATATAGCGATATCACTTTTATTGCCGACTAAACCAATAACAACATCCTGTGGTCCTTTTTCTCTCACGCTACAAATATATTCCTGTGCCTTTAAAAAAGACTCAACATTAGTGATATCGTACATTATAATTGCTATATTTGAGCTCTTATAATATAATGTTGTTAACGATCTATAACGTTCTTGACCGGCTGTATCCCAAATATTAAGAATGAATGACGAACTATTGTGGTTAACGAGTTTCGATGACATTGCTGCCCCAATAGTAGCCTTATGTCTTGCGGGAACAGTATGATTAATATATTTACTAACAAAAGAAGTTTTACCAACACAAGTATCACCTAACATAATCAATTTAACGGGCATTTTATATATATACAATTGTGTGTATATATATATATTTGTATTAACAATAAATTTTATGAACCGCACATCTCACACATCTCTTCCTCTGCTTGAATTTCAGTTCTATTTTTGGGTTCAATAGTGAATTGCTGTGCTTGGTGTCGGGCTCTACGACGCATGTAATAAATGCCAGTTTTGAGGCCCTTAGTCCATGAGTAGAAGTGCATGGAGGTAAGACTGTTATAGTTGGGGTCTTCTAACCATAGGTTAAGGCTCTGACTTTGACAAATGAACGCACCCCTATCAGCACTCATGTCAATTAACTTCTTCATGGATAGTTCCCAAACGGTCTTATACTTATTTCTCATCTCCTGAGGAATGGCTGTAATCTGCTGAACGCTTCCCTTATTGGCGACAATGTTGTTCTTGATCTCCTCGCTCCAAAGTCCAATGTCCATAAGGTCTTTCATAAGATACTTGTTGGTAAGCATGAACTCGCCGGCAATTGTGCGTCGGTTATAAATATTACTGGTGAAAGGTTCAATACACTCATTGTATCCCAAAATCTGTGAGGTGGAAGCAGTGGGCATAGGTGCGACAAGAAGCGAATTGCGTAGACCGTGCTGAACAATGTTAGCTCGCATGATAGTCCAGTCATATCTCTCATTGGTTGGGTCAACCTTCCATAGGTCGAATTGAAGAATGCCCTGACTAGCAGGTGAGCCAGCGAATGTCTCATATTGTCCTTCGCTCTGTGCCATTTCACAAGACCTCTCGAGTGCGGCGTGATAAATGGTCTCAAAAATATCCTTATTGGTTTTGGATGCCACATCACTGTCGAAAGCAACATTCATAAGCATGAATACATCAGCCAAACCCTGAACTCCAATGCCTACGGGTCTATGTCTCATATTACTGCGTCTGGTTTTCTCAATGGGATAATAATTGACATCGATAACACGATTGAGGTTGGTAGTAATGATTTTAGTGACAGCGTGAAGTTTGTCGAAATCCATAACTCCGTCCTTCATGAATGTGGGAAGAGCAATACTGGCGAGATTGCAAACAGCGGTCTCGTCTTTATCAGAATACTCAACAATCTCCGTGCACAGATTACTGGATTTGATAGTTCCAAGATTTTTCTGGTTAGACTTCTCGTTACAAGCGTCCTTATATAAAATATAAGGAGTTCCGGTCTCCATCTGTGCGTCAAGTACCTGAAACCAAATGTCACGAGCCTTAACTGTGCTTCGTCCCTTCCCTGCTACCTCATAACTAGTATAAAGTTCCTTGAACTTCTCGCCGTATACATCAGCGAGTCCAGGGCACTCATCAGGGCACATTAAAGTCCAATCCCCATCAGCCTTGACACGTTCCATGAATAGGTCGGGAACCCAAACAGCATAGAATAAGTCACGTGCCTTGAGTTCCTCGTCTCCGTGATTTTTACGCATTTGAAGAAACATCTCAATGTCAGCGTGCCAAGGTTCAAGATAAAT